TGCGGCTGGAACGGCGCCTGCGGCATTCCTTGATTGGGTGCGCCCATTACATTAGTCCTTGTCCGGGTTCAAAAACGTACTTCCATGCGGTGAACGTGGTGCGCGGAGCGCCTGCGAACGCGAGCCGCAGCGCGGCATAGACACCGACGCCCTCAACACCCAGCCAGGCCGAGTAACTGTCCCTCGCCCCCGCCCAAACAGCCTGATCCCACAGCGAGACATCCCAAACGCCCAGGTTATTCATCCCGAACTGTGGCTGGCCGTTCGGTGTCGTGATGTCCCATTCGTGATTGATCCTCGCCAGTACCACCGGCGGCCCCGGCGCCTGAAACATCAGCTGCACCAGCTGGCTGCGCTTCAGGTTGATGTTGTCGTCCGCCATCGCCACGAAGGCCGTCTGAATGTCCGCCACCACCGTATCGCCCGGAGTTCCATCCGGCTTCTCGTCGTCGGTGTCTCCGTAGAAAGCCCTGCATACCCGCCCGTCCTTCGTGCCGAAGTAGAGATCGCCTTGAAACACGTCGCCCGAGTACATCGGCATATTTTTGAACGTGGACCATGCCTGCGACTGTGACGACATGGCGTGTTGCGTGGCGGCTGTGGTTTCGTTCTTCGGCGTCAGGACGATCACACTTTCCTCGGCGGGCAGGAAGATCAGCCGCCAGAACAGTTCTTCCCTGGAAGCGCGCACTTCCGCTCCGATGACCTCGTTGTAGCGATCCGCCGGGCCTTTCGGCGAGCCGGGGTCCTCTGCGCTGCGCGCCGCGAGCAGCTGCGACATGAACTGGATGCCGCGCTCGGTGATGAACGCGAGATCGCCGCCGTATTTCGACATGAACCGCCGCCCCGCAGGCGGACGGCCCGAGTACCAGCGGCCTTCAAGCTGAAATTTCGTCGCGTCGTCGGGATCGGTGCCCGCGTAGACGAGAATGTCGCCGCCCTCGTTCGTGACGACCAGTTTGTCGTCCATGCCGTCGCCGGAATCGAGCGTCCACGACGCGAGCGCCTTCAAATCGCCGCCGTGAATGAACAGCGGGCCGAAGTCGAACATCTTGCACGGCCCCGCGATGGTGTTCACGGGCAGGTAGTACGCCTCGGGCGTGTTGTTCTTGATGAACCACAGCCGATTCTTCCAGACCATGATGAAATCAAACTCGTCGCTGATCTCGACGGGGCCGCTGCCGCTGTCGTAGGTGATCGAGCGCTTGATCCAGCCGCCGACTGTGTCGTAAGTCCACACGCCGCCGCCCGCGTTCACGATGACGAGGTAGTTCTGCCCCGCCGTGGCGAACTGCGTGTACGAAAACTCTCCCGGCTGTATCTGCCCGGGAATGGTGACGGCGAGCGGGGGTGGCGTGATGATGTCCGCGCCCTTGTCGGTCACGTCGTACACCTTGCCGTTGCTCGCGCCCGCGAACAGCTTGGAATATTGCGGCGCGGCTGTTCCACGTGGTCCCTGGTAGGGCATGACCGACGCCACTTCGCCCGGTATTGCCGACGCCCAACGCTCGTATCCCGGCCGCAACTCGGTGCCGAAGCGCCGGCAGAACACGTTCACGCAGACGATGGCGCTCTGCGGGTCCATGTTGACGAGCGCCACCGACGAGTCGAGGCCGCTCAACGGCGGCGGCATCGTCAGCGCGGTGTTGACCCGTGTCTGCGAAGTCTGGAAAGCAGGGATACGGTAGATCGGCTTGGCGGGCTGCAGCGGCATCAGGGCGTCCCGTATCCAGAGAGGGGGACGTTGGCTGCCGAAATGAAAGGAACCCCGTGCCGGCCACTGATCGACAGCACAGGAGCGCCCTTGTCGGCGTCCAGAACCGAATTGAAGGCGCTCCAGAAGTCGCGGTAGGCCGCACTGGAGTCGAAGCCCTTCCACTCCAGATATTTCGCGCGCCCGTAAAGCGCGATCAGGTAGCCGGGCAGCAGGAACGTGTCGCCGTTCTTGGTCGCCACGTTCTTGAACTGGCTTGTGTTGTCCTGATCCACGACCTGCGCGACTGAGATGTACATGAACTTGAACGTCGCCTGCGCGGGGGAAACAGGCGGCTTCAGGAAGAACAACAGTCGTTCGCGCTTCTGCCACGTCAGCGCGATGACGGGCGACACGTTCTGCGCGATGAACGTCATCCAACCCTGTGGAGACACGGGGCCGATGGCGGGAAGAAAAGCGTCCGTGCCCCACTGCGTCTGATCCACGAACCTGAAGAAGTCAACAGGCAGGGGGAAGCCCCATTCCTCGACGGGCGACGTGTAGGTGACGATGATCTCGCCCTGCTTCGTGAGCGCGGACCAGTTCGACAGCCCGAGCATCTCGGTGAGCGAGGCGTTGATCGCCGCGCCCATCTGAATGACGGCAGGGTCGGTCGATCCCGCAGGGTCCACAGGTACGGGATGGCCCACCATTCGACAGATTTGGCGAATCGCCCCGCCGTAATCAACGGCGGTGATGTCGTAGGTAATTGCCATCCCGGTCCCCCGTTACCTGCGCTTGTCGGTCTGCAGCTGCTTGATGAGTGCCGCCTGGTCCTCGATTGCCTGCCGAAGCGTGGCAATCTCATTGTCGCGCTTCTCCAGTTCGACGTTCATCTGCTTGATCGGCGCGTCGGCCTTCATCGCCGCGAGCATCTTCGCCGCCTTCTGCTTCAGCGACTGTGCGCCGTGAATCTTGCCCGCCACGTCGTCGCGCAATTCGGCCATCTGCTCGATGGAGCGAATGCCGAAGTAGCGGAACTCCTCGACCTGCGCGAGCGTGAGGCCCATCAGATCGAGCGGCGTGCCGAGCATCAGGTCGTTGCTCTGCGTCTTTTTCCAGTGGTCGTACTGCTTCTCAAAGCGAATCAGGTCGCCAGGTGCGACGGGGCGAACGTGCGCGGCGTTGCGATCACCGGGCACCATGATCTGAATGTACTCGGCTTCCTTGAAGATGGGCCGTCCCTCTTTCGCCGTCATTTCCGCGTCCTGCTTCGCCTTGCGGAAAAATCGGATGGCGAGGCGTTCATCGCCCGCGCGCGGCTTGGCGAAATCGTTTACGTCAAAGTCTGCTGTTGCAATCGTCATATCGTGCCCTTTCGGCCTTAGTTCGACTTGCGGTTTATGGAAACTACTTCTTCTTCCCGATCCGTTCGGCCAGGTCTTTCTGACGACCTAGCTTCGCGTCTGCGGCGTTGAAGTCTTTTGCCACGCTACGGGGAATGTGGATGCCGCTTGAGGATGGGGGGTTCCAGCCGTGGGCTATTGCCGCCATCGTCCTTCTCTGCGCTTCGCTCTTGCTTGGCACTGAACTCTCCCGACGTGTGAATTTCTACCTTGATGTCCCGTCCTGCAGAACATCCCATCAACATCAAACAGCACGCTGCGCAGCAGCACGCCGCGCTCGCTGTAATGTAGCTTTGCATTCTCGGCACACCCTTTTTCCATTTAACACATAGGTATTTTCAACAGTAAAGCGATGCCCGCGTTTGCATTCCGTCCGATGGACATTCTGATTAGAGTGCCGATTACGGCGAATTGCGTCTTGAATGTTGTCCGACTGCGTTCCTTCGTATAGATGCGAGGGATTGATGCAGGTCGGCTCATCGCAGATATGGTTAGCCTGTCCCTGTAGAGGACGGCCCAATGCATTGCTCAATGCAACACGATGGGCGGACATTTTTTTGCGATTAACGTCGATCAGCCCGTACCCGCGATTGTTCAACGTGCCTGTGTAATACCAACACGTTGAAAACGGAACGCGCAGCACTTTCGACTCAAGCAACTGATCTACTGATGTGCGCATATCAAACAAAACTCGCCACAGGTACATTCTCGCATAGCAGCGTGACCTTGCTGAATGTGTAGTTACCTGCATCACCCGATACGCGAACGTCGAACGTGACGTCGGCGGTGTCGTAAGTCAACCCGACGATGTTCCACGACTCGGGCCGTCCCACGCCCGTCGTTCTGCACGTCTGCGACCAACCTGTCGGCGCGCCGTTCTTGTAGACCTCGATCAGAATGGTCTGGTTGTTCTGCCCTTCCACCGTACCGTCGCAGATGAAGCGCGTCGTTCTGCCCGTCGTGACACCCGTTACGACAGCCTGCACCGCGCCGCTGGCGAGGATGTTCACGAAGTCGGGCGCGACGGCGGCGATGGCTGTGTCGAACGGAGTAATCGCGCTCGGCGTGGCCGTCACCGCCTTGACGAGCGCGGCGACCTGCCGGATCACGCCGTAGGCGGGCTTCATACAGTCGAGGAAATCGGTAATCAGCACGCGCACCTTCGCAGCGGTGATCTGCTGCGTCGTGTTGTCGGCCAGATTTGCCGCTGCTTCGGTCAACAGTTCAGCGATGGATTTGCGGGACATTAGAAGAACTCCTGTTGATCGAACGCCGAGTCGAAGGCGTGCAGGTTGACCGGGGTGCTGGGAGTGGCAAGCATCAGCGCGCCAGAAACGTCGAACGGCAGCGAGTGCGCGAAGTGGCTCACTGGCCCGCCGAACAGCGCGAACACGCGCCCCGTGGCGGCAATCGGAATGCCGTTGACGTAGTGATCGGGCGATCCCGCGTCATCCACGGCGAGCGCGCCCCCGGCGCAGTAAGGCAGACCCCCAACGTATCCGGCGATGGGGGCTGTCTTGCTGAACACCAGTTCGCCCAATGCTGACCCGGGCGAGCCGCCGTTGAAGCCGCTCACAGGGATGTCGGCGACGTCAACGCACTTCAGCCGCCCGAATTCATCCTTGCGGTAGATGAGGCCCGACAGCATGGCGACTTACGCCGGGGCTGCGAGTGCCGCCGTACTGGACGCGAAGGTAGACTCGCCATCCCTGACAGTGATGCCAGAGCGGTTAACCCACCCCGCGAGAACCACCCCGCCGGGTGCGACATCAGCAACCGCGCCGACAGCCTTCATCTCAAAGCCCGTAAACGCAGGGCCAGCGCCCGCGTCGCGCGAGCCGCCGTTGCCCGCGCCGCAGATCGAGATGCCTGCGGTGTAGGGGTTCGGCGCGCCGTCCGCGTTGCTGCGTCCGCCGCCGATGTAAAGCATCGTTGAGGCGTCCGCTTGCGTCTGGACGTGCCCATTGGGCGGCGGCGCGACGTAGGCGGTGATCTTCTTGCCGGGGATGCCGTTGTAGTTGAATCCCGCGTTGAAAACGTCGTCGATCACGTCAAGCGAATTCTGTCTGCCGACGACGACGAGCGAACCAAATCCGATTCCAGTGGACAGCGCACCCGTGCCCTTGCCCTTGTCGAGCGGCGAGCCTTTCGGCCCCGACAGCGGACAGAAGGTGACGGCGCGGCCCGCCGAAGGATTGGCGGCGTTCTCGGCATCGGTGGCACCCGGAAGATATGCAGGCATTTCAATTCTCCTAGAAACGAAAACGCGGGCGACGCGCTGAAGCGCCGCCCGCAAAAACCGTTCCGCGAGGAACGGGCACCATGCGCTTACGCGCTGACCAAGCGGCCCTGGAACGCCTGACCCGAGCAGGTCATCGCACCAGCCCACGCGAGGATTTGCACCTCTGCGTCTTGGTTGATGGCATAACGCTTGTTCGGCGACAGCGGAACCATGTCGCGCGCCGAGTGCGGACGCCACTTCAGGTACTTGGTGTTGAGGAAGAACATCGTCTTGGTCGGCGCACCCGGGCCGTAGGCGCTCGACGGGAAGTACAGGCCACCGTCCAGAACGACGTCGGCGGTCATGTACTTGATCGTCGGGAATCCGAGGCGAGCGCTGTTCGGGTCGGTGAACCGCTGTTGGCTCTGCAGGCTCGCCATGTAGATACCCCACATGAACGAGTCGGCAATGATGACGTCGGGCATATCGCGCCCGCGCACCAGTTGCGCCCACATCGTATTCATCGCGGCCTGAATCGTGGTCGCGTCGTAGGCCGCGCCTGCCGTCATGTAGTACGGACGCCAGAAGGCCCACACACTGCGGTCAATGCCGCCGTAGGTGCCGTTGTCCACGCGAC